ATTCATCACTTGGTGGAAATAGTGTTTCAGGTGACTACAATATATCTATTGGACATTTTGCTTTAGTCAATAACACTACGGCTGACGACAATTTAGCAATTGGAGATTTTGCTCTTGGTAACATTAAAACTATAGGTAGAAATGTTGCTATTGGTTCAGAAGCCCTAAGATGGATTCAAGATGGTGGTGGTGGCTATAATAATACTGCTCTTGGTTGGAATGCTGGAAGAAATTATACAGGTGATAGTGGTTTAGTTACTGCTAGTTATGGTGTATTTATAGGTCACACAACAGAAGCTAAAGAAAATAATTCTGTAAATGAAATAGTAATTGGTTCTCAAGTAACTGGTAAAGGTTCTAATACTGCTACTATCGGTGATGCTGGTATTACTGATGTTTATTTAAGCTCTGATGGTGGAGCAACAGTTCATACTGGAAATGTAAGTGGTTCAGCAGTTTCAACTGGTTCGTTTGGTGTTTATGGTAATAATTTTATTCCAAGTCAAGATAACACTCATGATTTAGGTTCATCAACACATAGATGGTCAAATATCTATTCTGCTGACTTAAATTTATCTAATGAAGAAACTGATGGAAATGATGTAGATGGTACAACAGGAAATTGGACATTACAAGAGGGAGAAGATGATATTTATTTAATAAACAACAAAACAAAGAAAAAATTTAAAATAATGTTACAAGAAGTTGATTAGGAGAAAATAATGTTAACACAATTCGATGACATAATAGAAGTAGTATTACACCATGAGGGTGGATATGTGAATGACCCGAAAGATCCAGGTGGAGAGACTAATTTTGGCATAGCTAAAAGAAGTCATCCTGATGTAGATATCAAAAATCTCACCAAAGAGGGTGCGAAAGAAATCTACTATCAAGACTATTGGATGAAAAATAGAGTTCCACAACTACCTGATAATTTAAAACACATTTATTTTGATATGTGTGTAAATCAAGGTAGAGGTAGAGCAGTTAAGATATTACAGAAAGCAGCTAATGCCAAAGGTGCTGATTTAGTTGTAGATGGTGGATTAGGACCTAAGACAATAGGTGCTTTAAAGGGTGTAGAATTAGATAGAGTTCGTGCTTATCGTATAAAATACTATGCTGATTTAGTTACTCGTAAACCAGACTTAGAAAAATTTTATTTTGGTTGGTTTAGGAGAGGACTTGAAGTTTAGTATTATATACTTATAGATGTAGGAGAATATCTATGTCTATACCAAAATTACTTGATTTACTTGAACTTGAGGTAAAAAAACCAAAAAGAATTGGTGCAGTTGTTGTTGTATCAGAAGGGCAAGTTCTTCTTGTAAAACGAGCTGAAAATGCTGGTAAATACCCTAATTTTTGGGCAGTACCAATGGGCCATGTTGAAGATGGTGAAAAAATGATTCAAGGTGCTCATCGTGAATTTCAAGAAGAAACAAAGCTTGACATTGATATCAATTCTTTAGTATATTTAGATACATTGAAAGACTCTAAGTATAACAGAATGGTAGGGTTATATAAAATAGAATTACCAAATAAACCTAAACCACAGATAGACCATGAACATTCTGATTGGGGTTATTTTGATACGGATGCTTTACCACATCCTATTGAAGATAATTTGAGATATACTTTGGAATTGAAGATATGAGTTTAAAGAAATTAGTAGAAGAAATAACAAGACCAATAATAGAAGAAGGAATTAACGATCCTGGTATTTTAAAAGCAGTATTTCTTGCTGGTGGTCCTGGTAGTGGTAAAGGTTTTGTCTCTCAGGGTTTATTTGGAATACCAAAGAAAGTTAATGTATCAGCTTATGGATTAAAACTTGTCAATCAAGATAAAGAATTAACTCGTATGTTAAAGAAATATGGATTTGGTACAGACTTAGATGATATGCCAGAAGAATTATTTCGACAACTTACTGATCCTGATTACGAGGATTATAGTGGATTGAGAAGTAGAGCAAAAGAATTAACAAAAGCCCGTAAAAAATTATATATGGAAGGTCGATTGGGAATGATTATTGATGGTACAGGACATAAGTATGGATCAATATTAAAGAAAAAAAGAGAGTTAGAAGAAATCGGATATGATTGTTTTATGGTATTTGTTCATACAGAATTAGAAGTTGCACAAAAACGAAATATGGAAAGACCAAGAAAATTAAGTCCTGAGTTAGTAGAAGATAGTTGGAAAGATGTACAAAAAAACAAAATATCATTTCAAGGGTTGTTTGGAAATGAAAATTTTATGATGGTGGATAATTCAAAAACTTTAGATGAAGATGCCGCTATGAAGAAGTTTAATATGTTGGTTAAAAAAGGTATTGGTAAATTTATTAAAAAACCAGTTAAAAATTATCGTGGTAAGAATTGGATAAAGAAACAAAAGATAATGAAAGAATCCCTAAATGAAAATGATAAAGCTGAATTATATAAATTATATAGTAAAGCTATGAAAATGATACCTGGTTCAGCCAATCAAAAAAAGATTAAAAAACAAATTGTTGTTTTACGAAAAAAATTAGGTATGAATGAACAAAAAACAAAAATCAAAAAAACCATCGGTGTATTCGGTGGAAGATTTCAACCTTTTCATTCAGGACATCTTGCTACATATAAGTGGTTAGCAAAACAAGTTGATGAAGCTTACATAACCACATCTAATATTAAAAAACCACCAAGACACCCTATGAACTTTAAAGAAAAAGTTCGTCATATGGTAAAGGTAGGTATTCCGAAGAATCGTATCATCGAAGAAAAGACACCTTATGTAGCAACTAACTTACTGAAAAAATTTGATCCTAAAACTACTGCAGTCGTTTATGCTTTTGGTAAAAAAGATGCTGGTCGTTTAAAAGCTGGTACAAAGAAAAGTGGTGGTAAAACATATTATCAAGATTACAAAAAAAGTAAAGGTGATATAAAAGGATTTGAAGAACATGGATACTTTGTTACTGCTCCACAATTTGGAAACATAAGTGGAACAAAAACAAGAGATATGTTGGGAAATCCAAATGTAGATGATAAAGAAAAGTTAAATTTTTTTAAAAAAACATTTGGATATTACGATAAAGGGTTGTATACTATGATGACTAATAAATTTAAAAAATTATATGAAATATATAGTAGTTTATTAGAAAGTGTATCAGGAGATTTAGAATCAGTTGATGATGGACCAGGTTTTCTTCAGAGTTTATCAGCATATAAAAAGAGAGGTCAAAGTGATGCTGGTAAATTAGGTTGGGATATAGCACAACATTTAGTAGATGATAATGTTTATAATAGTCAAAATACTGTTTTTCCAAAATATAATGGAAAGCTAGATGGGCCAATAGATTCGGTTTCTTATGGACCTGCAGGTGTAGGAATTCCGACTCCAAATAATATTGAAACTTTTGTTGGTAGTGAATTATGGTCTAAATGGTTAAGTCATATTGATAAAATTTTGTCTAATCAAGATTATAATTATGTAGATTTGAACAAGAAGTATAGATGGTCTGTTATGGACGATAGTGCTGAAACACAAGATGATATAGAAGATGAAAATCCAGATGAAACTGAAGAAAGAAAATCAGATGACCAACATGATGATTTAGAAATAGTAAAAGAGGTGTTATCACTTACAAGTGACTTACCCAAAAACGGAAAGGAGTTATTATTAATGGGAGGAGCATATGGACATATGAGTCATCCATTTGATGACAAGGATTTAACATTCGGTGATTTGAAAAAAATTATTACATTAGGATTGAGTGGTCAGTTAAACAGAGAGGATAATGTTACTGAAAAAACAGACGGACAAAATCTAATGATTAGTTTTAAAGATGGTAAACTTATTGCTGCTCGTAACAAAGGTCATTTGAAAAACAAAGGTAAAACAGCATTAACTATCAAAGATGTTGAAAAGAAGTTTAAAGGTCGTGGTGCTATTAGAAATGCCTTTGTTTATGCTATGAGAGATTTGTCAAAAGCAATTAGTGCACTATCTAAAAAACAACAAGATAAGATATTTGGTAATGGTAGTAAATTTATGAGTTTAGAAGTCATGTGGCCTGCTAGTGAGAATGTTGTAAATTACGATATAACTGAATTAATTTTTCACGGCGCTATGGAATATGATGATAGTGGAAGAGTAATCGGACAGGCAAAAGATAGTGCTAGAATGTTACAAGGTATGATAAAACAAGTCAATCAACACATACAGAAACACTACAAGATATCTAAACCTAACTTTGTTACTGTTCCTAAACATCAAGACTTTGGTAAGATGAAAAAGAAGTTTATTGGTAGATTACAGAAATTACAAAGTAGATATGCTTTAAAAGATAATGACACCTTTGCTCTATATCATCAGATGTATTGGCAAGAGTGGATTATGAATGGTGCTAAACAAACTGATTATCCAAAGATTACAAACGAAGTGTTGGTTAAGTTAACTAAAAGATGGGCATTTTTTGACAAATCATATACTATACCAATGATGAAAAAAGATTTAAAAGACCACCCAAAGTTTTTAGATTGGGTATTGTCTACTGATAAACAAGACCAAGTAAGAATGGTTAAGGAAAATATGAAACCATTTGAGGAGTTATTTTTCGAAGTTGGTGCTGAAATAATGAAAAATATGGATGGGTGGTTAGCTGTTAATCCAACAAAATCAGTACAGACTATGAGAAAGAAATTGCAGAGTGCTATAAAAGATATAAAAAGTGGTGGTGATGTAAAGAAATTAAATAAATTAAAACAACAATTAGATAAATTAAATTCTATTGGTGGATTGGATGCTGTAGTACCAAGTGAAGGAATCGTGTTTAAATATAATGGAAACACTTACAAATTTACAGGTGCTTTTGCTCCTATAAATCAGATAACAGGTATGATGACATTCTAATGATTAAACTAAAAGACATATTATTAGAAGGCGAATACATTGGTGATAAGTGGTATCCCAAACATACACAAGAAGCGTTAAGATATGTTCTTTCACAAGTGGATGTTCCTATTTATCCAAAGATAATGAGTAAAGTAATTGGTAAACTACCAATAACTGCTTTTCATGTTACTGGTGTATCTCATCTCGATGGTGTAAAACATATGTTGGGTACAAAAAAATCTATGTCAACATTTAATCGTGCAAGTGCATCAAATCTACTTGGTAAAGGAAAAGGTATTTGGACAGAGGGTGGTATTATATTACAAGTAGAGGGAACTTTACTGGCTAAAAGTTTTCAGGATTTAGGAAGTGCACCTGATAAAACTGGTCGTAGATGGGTGTCTGCACTAAATGTTTTTGGTGATAGAATGATTGTTAAATCAGCAGCAAAAAAAGATAAAAATGTACCTAATGATAGTTGGGCATTTAGAGATATGGAAAATGAGGTAGAGGATAAATGGGAAGTAAAGGGAAAACAACCTTGGGATAAGGAAGTAGAAGATGCAAAAAATAAACTGGCATCAAAAGTTATAGCTGCTTATATTGATATGACAAATAAGTTGTTAATAAAACATAAAAAATTAGTACAGAAAAACCTTACAAGTCCAGCTAATAAAAAACAACAAATTTCATGGAATGAAATTATGATATATAATGCAAAAGTAAAAGATGCTTTTGTATTAAATAGAGTTGGTAATAAATTTACAGACAAAGAAAGAAAAAATTTAGAAAGTATTGTAAAGGGTAAAATAACTTATGGAACACCAACTCAATACAAAAAATGGTTAACAGATAGAAAAGGTATTTTAGATGAGTAATATAGAAAAAATTAAAAAAATGGCAAAGGGTATTTATAATCGTCCTATTCAAATTGGCTATGAAGGTAAAACAACACATCAAAGAAAAGAAGGTGAAGAGTGGACTGATGCTCGTGGTCGTAGTTGGACAATTAAAGATGGTAAAAGAAAACAAATTACAAAAATTCCACCAAGAGGATTTGATAAATGTAATGATTGTGAAAAACTTATTCTTAAAAAACTTGATCAAGACACTTATAATAGAATGCAAAGATGTTATTATTGTCAAATTGACTTTGAAATGAAATTAAGAAAAGAAGGTAAATGGAAAGATTGGGTTGAGGAAATGGAAACTCAAAGATGGGAGGCTGTTCTTGCCGAATATGAAGCTGAAATGAATTTACATGATGAAAGTAAAGGTGCTTTTGATAAAACAGTTGCGAATGCTATCGCTAATAACGAGCATAAAAAATGAGTAACTTAAAACAAGCAATAAAACAAAATTATTTAAAGTGTGCTAAAGATCCTTCATACTTTATAAATGAGTTTTGTGTAATACAACATCCTCAGAGGGGTAAAATAAAGTTTAAACTTTACCCTTATCAGTATGATGTGTTAGATGAGTATGCAGAAAATGACTATAATGTTATTCTGAAATCTCGTCAGTTGGGTATATCTACACTTACTGCTGCTTATTCACTTTGGATGATGTTGTTTAATGCTGATAAAAACATTCTATGTATTGCTACGGCAAAGGATACGGCGAAGAACTTAGTAACAAAAGTTCGTGTGATGTATGATGGATTACCACAATGGTTAAAAACTGCTATCGTTGAAAACAATAAGTTATCATTAGTATTCAAGAATGGTTCACAGATAAAGGCAATTGCTTCTAATGAATCGGCTGGTCGTTCTGAAGCACTATCTCTACTAATATTAGATGAGGCTGCTTTCATAGATAGAATTGATACAATATGGACTGCCGCTCAACAGACACTTGCTACTGGTGGTAAATGTATTGCTATCTCTACACCTAATGGTGTGGGTAATTGGTTTCACAAAACTTGGATGGATGCCACCGATGGTTTAAATAAATTTAATACTGTCAAACTTCATTGGACAGACCATCCTGAAAGAGACGAAAGTTGGAGAAGAGAGCAGGATAGAA